CAGGTAGTAGCTAACCTAGCAATGGAAGAGATGAGGTCCACAACAGCAAGGGGTCTAGCAACATACGAGTTGAAGGCTAACGTCAATACCCAAGAGGATGCTGAACTAAACGGTTTTGACTTGGGTAAGGTAGAACAGGCTGTTATTGATGTTGTGGGTGACGATAGGTTCATCGGTTTCGATATTGACCCAAGTAATCCTCTTGAGTCGTGCCTCACACAGTGTCAACATGCTGTAGCTATCTATGGTGCGGATTACATCTTCATCGACCACCTACAACGCCTAGCATACCTCTCTGGTGTAGATAATGCTACTGGTGGCCTAACTGAACTTGGTGTTAAGCTAGTAGAGTTTGCTAAACGTAAAAATGTGGGTATTGTAGCTATCTCACACGTAAATGGTGATGGTCACACTAAGTATGCTAAGGCTATCGAGGAAGAGGCTATCATCCTGATTGAGCTAAAGCGTGATAAGCTGGCAGAGGATATTGAAGAACGTAACACTACGCAACTTACGGTTACTAAGAACCGTCCTTTTGCTTTAACAGGTGAAGCGGGTTCTATTAAGTATGATAGTGACACAACAATGGTAAGGGGGGAATAGTTATGGATATGCGGCTTATATATGAAAAAGAGATAGAAGCACTTCGTCTTATTGAGCATAGCTTTGACAACCTTAGTGAAGACGAGGTAGGAGCTAAACATTACAGTTTGTTACATACGATAGAGGCTCTTGTGGAGGTTGGTCTCTTAACTTATGTAAAGGAAGAGCCTGTAACAAAAGAGTTTGACCAAATGTCTCTAGTAGACTTAATTGTTGAACAGAAAGTAAAGGTGCAACGAGAAGAACTTATGTTACTACACTGTACGGAAGAGTACCCAAACCGACCTGCCGAGAGGGAAATGAACCGTCTGTTACAAACCCTTCTTTTGTTAAAGGGTGGTGTTAAGGTAGAGAGTTATAGGCAAGGTTTAGTCCTAGTAGACGGGCTATATATTTATGCTCTGGCTACAGGTAAGTGGCGCATGAAAGGTAAGTCTACATGGTATAAAAGTAAAAGCCCAGCCCAGTTTGTAGAGGAGTTTGTAAGGAAATGAAAGTACAAGTTTTTGACATAGAAACGGATGGTCTCCTCGAAGAACTAACTAAGGTACATGTTGTGTCGTGGACTTCAGATGGAGAGAATATCCAACATACACACGACTATAAGCTAATGCGTAAGTTCTTCGAGGATGCAGATGTCCTTGTAGGTCACAACATAGTTATGTTTGATGTTGTGGCTGTTGAACGTGTGCTAGGTATTAAGATCAAGGCGAGGTTGGTAGATACTCTTGCACTTAGTTGGTATCTAAACTATGACCGTAAGAATCATGGTCTTGAGAGATACGGTGAGGACTATGGGGTGCCTAAGCCTGTGATTAAGGACTGGCACTCGCTTACACCTGAAGACTACGCTCATAGGTGCGATACTGATGTTCAGATTAACTGGCGACTATGGAAGTCACTAGAGATTAAATTAGGGAAGTTGTACGGATGGAAATAAAGGAACTTATTAGGTTGTGTAACCTAGTTAGCCCACTAGACGGCAAGACTAATGAGTATGTGATGCTTACAGTGACCAGAACCTATCTACCCAAAGGTAACTCTGTAAGGTTGTGCGGTACTTTTGGCCCACTTGGTCGTGTTGTAACATATAAAGGTAATGGACTGGACGGTCTGTACTTTGTCACTGCTTACTTTAATTGTAAAAAAGTGCTTAAGTGTATCAAGGATAACGAATAGGAGTTTTTAAGTGTGGAAAGACAGTTAGACGATAGTGCATGGAAGTTGATCGACTACCTTACGTTCAAGATGCAGTGTGCTAGTGAACAAGAGCTTACTAAGTGGAAGTTGGACGTAGAGCTTACACAATCTTCTTATGATGAGATTATGGCCCTCAAGGATGAGAAGGTAAGTCAACTAGCAGAGGCTATGCCACGCAAGCAACTAACTAAGGTCGCAACACAACCAAAGATCATGTATAAGAAGAATGGTGATCTATCCGAGCTTGGTCACAAGTGGTTTGCCTTGTGTAAAGAGAACAAGCAACCTAAGACTTCCGTCTCTTTTGTTGTGAAAGTAGGAGAGAAACTTGGGAACCCTATTAGTACGAATCAGGTTAAGGACTGGTTGTATTCACTAGGTTGGCAACCAAGGACCTTTAATTTTGTACGTGACAAGGGTACTGGGGACGAACGTAAGATTGAACAGGTACGCAAGGACGGAGAACTGTGTGAAAGTGTCCTAGAGCTATCCGAGGCTGACCCTGCTGTAGATGTACTTGATGGTCTGGTTGTACTAACACACAGGGCAGCTATACTTAAAGGGTTCCTAGATTCTCATAAGGGTGGTTATCTAAAGGCAGGTATTGCAGGTTTTGCTAACACCTTCCGGTTTAAACACAAGAAGCCTCTGGCTAACTTACCTAGTGTAGATAAGCCCTATGGTAAGATCATACGAGGGGTGCTTACCTGTGAGGAGGGTGAGGTGCTGTGTGGTTCGGATATGATTTCACTAGAGAGCACAACTAAACGACACTATATGTTTCCCTACGACCCTGATTATGTAGAAGAGATGAGCCAAGAGGGTTTTGATGAACACCTCGATCTTGCTAAACAGGCTGGTGTTGTGACTCAACAGGATATTGATGAGTATAATCAAGGTAAACGACCTGACCTAAAGGGTGTAAGAAAGAAGTTTAAGCCAGCTAACTATGCAGGTATCTATGGTATTGGTGGTACAGGTCTAAGTAGGCAGACAGGTATGCCAGTTAAAGAGTGTGTGGCACTACTAGAGGCTTACTGGAAGAGAAACTGGTCTGTTAAGAAGGTAGCAGATGGTGTTATTACTAAAGAGCTATTCGGTACGATGTGGCTACTAAACCCTGTGTCCGGCTTCTGGCACCAACTTAGGGCTAAGAAGGATATTTTTTCCACTCTTAATCAAAGTACAGGGGTTTACTGTTTTGATACTTGGGTAGGGTTTTGTATGGAAGGTGGTATGAAGTTGACTGCCAGTTTCCATGATGAGGTGGTTGCAGGTTGTGTTGTAAAAGGCGACTTGGACATGGTACTTAAAGTTGCGATGGACAAAGCTAATGAGAAGCTAAAGCTAAATGTTAAGCTGGGTCACGACACTCAGTATGGTAAGAACTATGCAGAAATACATTAGGAGACGGAACAATGACACATCAAGACAAACCCACAATCTGGGAAGACATGACTCCGGAGCAAAAGGGCGCGCTGTTGCTGGCGAAACATGAGGGAAGGGAGATCCAGATTTACTATGCGTGTGAATGGCTCACAGTGGGTCCACTGTGGCATGGATGCGTAGCCTACCGCGTCAAGCCAGAACCAAAACGTGAAACGGCGGCTTTGTATGGCCGCATGTATATCTCAAAGTCCTACCCCGATGGCGTTTTTGATGCCGATCACAGACCACGGTGCGCAGGCGACACCCACCGCATCACCTTCGACACCATCGACGGCAAGCCTGACTGCACCACGATCTGCATGGAGCGCCTGACATGAGAGATTGCATCGAAGATATTATTGAAACTTGTGTCTTTTATGATGGTCGACCGGAATTGCTTGGAACAGAACAAGCCGCAGACGCCATCATAGCCGCCCTGCCCGATATGATTGCGCCGCTGGTGTGGGATGGCCATGATCTTTTGCAGACCAGCAAATGTGGGACATATTGCATTCAGGACTTTCTTGGCAAGGTGATAATAAAGGGCACACTTTCGGTTAAGTTTGACAGTATGGAAGCAGCTAAAGCCGCCGCCAACGCCCACCACCGAGCCGCTATCATGGAAGCTTTTAAATAGTAGAGTCTTTTAGGCAACACTATGGCTCTAAAGGGTAAAACACAGTTACAAGTAAGCGTTCTGTGGCCCTATATATAAGTAAGGGTACTCTGAACGTAGTGAAGGACTACTAGCTACGCTCGCGGGTGTTCGTTACACTCACGGTTACAACAACAATTCAAAAAGGTAATACAATATGACTAAATACACAATGGATATGGTACTTGAGTACGCTAAGGTATTTGAGGGCAACCGTGATATGGGTAGTGACGACAACAGTGCTGCTAAGAAGGCAAAGAAGCACAACGGTCAGTATGTTGTTAACGCTTACTTCACTAATGAGGATGACATTGAGAAGATTACAGCCGATGGTATTGATCTTAAGCCTATGGGGCATGATCGTATTAAGGAGGGTTCAAGTCTTGGTATCGGGAAGTACATTAAGTTGTCTCGTATGCACGACCATGTAATGACCTTCAAAGATAAGAATGGTGAAGATGTAGATGTTGACTTGGGTGGCCCACCTAAAGTTGTTAATCTTACAGAAGGACCAGAGAATAAGCGGTACTGGTTGTTTGACGAAGATGGTGCTTTGGGTAAAGGCACTAAGGCTAAGGTACAGTGGGAGACATACTCTAACGGTGCTGGCACTCGTCTTTCTAATATAGGTGTGTTGGAGCATGTTGCCTTTGAGGGTAGCGCACCAAGTGCAGATGATGAAATGTTTATGGTGGATTGATTATGAGAAAAGTTAAGACTATTAAGGGTAATGAACCTATTTTCGTTGTGATGGCGGTCTTGCTAGTATCTGCTATTTTGGTATTTATGCCACTTGCAGTAATATGGTCACTTAATACATTATTCACAACACTACTTATTCCCTATACCCTCAATACATGGGCTGCTGTTGCAGTCCTTGGTGCAGCACTAGGAGCAAAGGTTAGATAATGAAAGTAACTATTCTGTTTGAAGATGATAATTATGGTGATAAGGTAACATCTATGTCTACGCGAGAGAATGTAGAAGACCTTGCCACTTTGGCACTATTCTTTACTGATGCTGTGAAGGGAGCAGGTTGGGATTATGTTGTGGACGTAGGTTTTGAGAAGGATGATGGAAATGTAGTCTTCTCCGGTTATTAACATGGATAGAGGGAAGGTTATCATTGATGGGGACATTATCGCATACCGCGCCTCTTTCGCAACACAAGACAAAATGGTATCATCGGCTAAAGACAAGGTTGACGAGCTTATCGACTATGTGTTACAACAGACTGTTGATCTACCCTTTGTGGATGTTGGAGACTACAGTGTATATCTTACTGGTAAGACTAACTTCCGGTTTGACGTAGCTGTCTCCTACCCCTACAAGGGAAATAGAAAGGCAGTAGAGAAGCCTATTCACCTATCCGCTACCAGAAGCTACATGATTGAGCATTATGGTGCTGTAGTTAGTGTGGATGAGGAGGCTGATGACCTTATTGCTAAGGAGGCTACTGCACTAGATTACGATTGTGTTGTGGCCTCTATTGATAAGGATATGCTTCAGTTACCTTGCTGGCACTTTAACTTCGTTAGGGGGGACTGGACTAAGGTTTCCCCCTTCGAGGGAATTAAGTTCTTCTATGCCCAGATACTTACAGGTGACGCGGCTGATAATATTAAGGGTCTACACAGGGTTGGGCCTAAGACTGCTGATAAGTTGCTTGCAGGTTGCAAGACTGAAGGTGATCTATGGGAAGCTGTCTACCGTGCCTATGATGGTGACACTGTGCGTATCATAGAGAACGCTAGGTTGTTGTGGCTACGCCGATATGATGGTCAAATGTGGGAGCCTCCGAAGGGAGCTACTTATGAGAGATAAATATAATAGGTCCAAGAGAAGTTATAGGTATGGTGTTAAGAATGGCCTAGAAGAAAAGGCTGGTGATACTCTTAAAGCTGGTGGTATGGACCCTGATGCTATCTATGAGTCTACTAAGATCAAGTATATTAGGCCACAGAGTAACCATACCTATAATCCCGATTGGCCCTTACCTAATGGCGTTATAGTAGAGACTAAGGGTCTATTTGAGTTAGCAGACCGTAAGAAGCACTTACTAATAAAGGCACAACACCCTGATTTAGATATTAGGTTCGTCTTTAGTAACTCTGCCACTAAGATAGGTAAGAAGTCAAAGACAAGTTATGGTGATTGGTGTACTAAGAACGACTTTAGGTTTGCAGATAAGATAATTCCAAAGGATTGGTTAAAGTGATGATAGATAAGTTCTGGGGTATGTTTACTGGTGGGGAAGGAAAGGGTGTAGACAAGCCTAAGTTTCTTATCTGGGACGTTGTGGGAGAACCCTATCCTACTGTGATGTTTGGTGATGTAGGTTTTCTCCTGCCTGTTAAAGTGGAGTACGATGGTGTTGTGTCTGATACTGAGTTGTACTACAGTACCTATGACGATGCTATTGGTGTAGTCTGTTATTTTAAGTCTAAGATAGAGCCTTTGGAGGTTAAATAGTATGAGAGTACTAATTGCAGGGGGTAGAAAATTTAATGATGTTGCCTTCTTGTCTAAGTACCTAGAAAAGTATGTTGGGGCTGTTAGTCTTGTTATATCAGGGACAGCAAAGGGTGCTGATAGGTTAGGAGAGAAGTGGGCAAAATCTAATGGTGTGCCTGTTGAAAGATACCCTGCACAGTGGTCTAGGTATGGTGCTGCTGCTGGCCCAATTCGTAACCAAAAGATGCTAGATAAAGGCAAGCCTGATTTGGTTGTTGTGTTTAAAGGTGGAACAGGGTCGGCACACATGGCTAAGATTGCTCGTAAGTCTGGTGTGAAAGTTCTGAGACCACGGAAGGTTAAATAGTATGATTAGTAAGAGCGGACAAGGTAAGACTGCGGTGGTATGGACCTGCTCCCATGATCGACCCGAGGTATCACAAGATCGTTTCAAATGGCTAGGTTCTCTTATTGAGGATATTAAGCCTGACTACTGTGTTGACTTGGGTGACGGTGCTGAAATGGCTTCCCTTAATAGTTTTGACAGTCGTTATCCACAGGCTATCGTAAGTCAGAACTATGAGGCAGACGTTGAGTCCTACAACAAGTCTCAGGATATCCTTTGGGGTCGCTATAAGAAGGCCAAGAAGAAACGACCGTACCGTATTGGCTTCCAAGGTAATCACGAGTCTCGTATTGATCGGGCTATCAAACATGACCCTAGGCTTGAAGGTAACAAACATGGTATCTCTTTCAGTCACCTGAATACGGACCACTGGTTTGACGACTACCATAAGTACGAAAATGGTGGGCCAGCTATTGCAGATTATGATGGTGTATCTTACGCCCACTTCTTCTCTAGTGGTAACATGGGATCAGCTATGAGTGGTGTACATCATGGATATGGCCTACTTGGGCTAAGGGCTACAAGTGCTACCTGTGGGCACTCTCATAAGCGCTCTGTCTACTTTAAGGATGGTGTAGGGCAATCGGGTAAGGGTATGATTGGTCTTGTAGCAGGTTGCTTTAAGGGTGCTAAGGAGAGCTGGGCAGGGCAACAAGCAGATTGGTGGAAGGGTGTTTTAGTTAAGCGTAATATCTCTGGTGGTATGTATGACCCTGAGTGGGTATCAATGGAAGCACTGGGGCGGGAATATGGGTGATGGTTAAGGTTATACCAGATGGTGTAAAGGACCACTTTAGTTATTGCTCAGATACTGGAAGTCTGTTTAGGCTAAAGGGTAAAGGCACAAAGTGTGGGCCAGTTTTGAGCCTAGCTGTAAACAAACTGGGCTATGTAGTAGTCAAATACGAGGGTGTACAGTTCTTAGCACACAGAGTAGCATGGTATATGTATCATAAAGTTCAACCCCCCTCTTCCATAGATCATGTCAATGGAGTGCGTGACGACAATAGGGCTGTTAACCTTCGTGCTTGTACTTTATCTCAAAACGCCGCTAATCAAATTGGGTCAAGAGGGGTTTCTTTGTTCAAGGGGGTTCATTATATAAAAGTCAATGAGCTTTGGGGGGTTCGTATAGGTGTCAAAGGAGTCCGTATAGCTTTAGGTTGTTACACTTGTGAAAAAGAGGCAGCATTAGCATACAACTATGCTGCACAAAAGCACTTCGGAGAGTTTGCCAATTTTAACCAAGTGTTCGGGGATAATGTTTATGGGTAAGAGGAGTGATTTCGATAGGCTTAGTCGTGACTTTTATGCAACTATAGACCCGAAAGCCCTACCAGAAACATTCCTAGAGTGTATCTCTGGTGCTACCTATGCAGAACCTTGCTATGGTAACGGTGATCTTGTTAGGTTAATAGGTGATCGTGCTGAGTGTCTACATAAGAGTGATATTGAGGGTGGTGAAGGTTGTCAACAACTTGATGGTGCTAAATTGACCTACGGTGATATATGGAAGTGTAATGCTGTAGTGACTAACCCACCCTACAAGAGAACTATGCTAGACCCTCTGTTAGACCAGTGGTTGACTGTTAAGAGGCCTATCTGGTTGTTGTTACCTGCCGACTATATGCACAACATAACCTTTGGTAAGTACATGGAGGAGTGTTCTAAGGTAGTGTCTGTAGGTAGGTTATTTTGGTTTAAGTCTGTTTGGGTTGTTAATGAGCAGATAAGTCTTGACAGCAGACCTGATTGGTGTAGAGATGGTAAACACATTACTTCGGAGAACCATGAGAAAGGAACCTTGGGCTATACAGGATGGTGGGACAACAGTAAGGGTTCTCCTACTAAGACAGAGACAACTAGGGGGACAGATAACTACGCTTGGTTTTGCTTTGAAGGGGGTCACAGTGGTGGCACAACATTCTATGGGAGATAACTGTGTTTAAGCCGAACAAGAACAAGATGAGTGGTGCCCTAGATAACATTCAATCCCGATTTATCTATACAAAGGATGGTAGGGTAGATACTTGGGTTGTTACTAAGGGTAACGGACCTATTGAAGATGATTGTGATGGTTATGCCCTTACAATGTTGTGGAAACTCTCTGGGGAGAACTGGTTTAGGTTCTGGTGGTTGCAGATCACATTCCAAGCCTGTATCTGGTATGTTACTTCCTACAACGGGAATGGTCATGCTGCCCTTTGGTATAAAGGTTGGTGGACGGACAACATGGAGGATGGTTGGTACAAGACAAGGCATATGAGGCACAAACGTAGGTTGCCTTATTATGCACCTCTGGTCTTGCTTAAGATGTTTGTAGGAAAGGTGCTAGGTTAATGATTACTGTTGAAGATATGGATGCTATGGGCTACAAAGACACTAAGGGGACCAGTGAAATGACTTTCGATCAATACCAAGAACAGGCAGTCAAGACGGCTATCTACCCAAGTAATGCCCATATTACATACCCTGCTATGGGATTAGCTAATGAAGCTGGTGAGGTATTAGGGAAGGTCAAGAAGTTTATTCGTGATGGTACACTAGATCGTGAGGGTGCTATTGCAGAGGTTGGTGATGTGTTGTGGTATGCTGCTGCACTTGCTCGTGATCTTAATACTGACCTAAGTGTTATTGCACAACAAAACCTTGACAAACTAGCAGATCGTGCTAAACGTGGTGTACTAGGTGGAAGTGGAGATAAACGATGAATACGAACCTTGTAGGAGATGAAAAAGATGTTGAAACAATTACTTTAAACAAGTTAGTGTTTATCGATCTTCTCAACGACTCTATGCTCCTTGGCTGTCTTGAGGCAGTAGGTGTGGATGGTTGGGACGGATACGATGTTGCAGCAGAAATGGCAGTTGAAATGATGGAAGATGAATAAAGTGAATAATAAAAGAAAGTCAGATATTGAGGTCGGTGATAAGGTTCGTGTCACTGGCAATACTTGTGGACATGGTTTTGAAGTAGGTAGTGTTGTTTCTTTTAGGGGAGACAGTCACGACTTTAATTTTATTGGTGTTGGGGTGGAGACTTGGTGGTTAGATGAGGGAGACTGGGAGTTTGTTGTTAATGAAAGCACTACTTTTGCCCAAATGACTGTTAGCCAACGTGGTGAACTTCTTACTGCCTACCTTGATGGTAAGACTATTGAGTGTCAAAACGATGGCGAAGGCTGGCGTGAGTCTATCGAATTTCCTGATCAAGCGGCTAGTTTTCTCTCCTATCGTATTAAGCCTAAGCCCTCATCTAAGATCGAGGTAGGCGGTAATTACACAAGCAAGTGTGGGGACACTTGGGTCTGTATCTTTATTAAAGGTGATAGTGCATGGCTCACTAACAAAGGTTATGGGGATGCAGCTTATAGATTTAGACTTGATGGTAAAGCAAAGTGCTTAGGTTCTAATAAAAAGTACGACATTGATCTTACACAACAGGGTTAACTAGCCCTATTACAACAAATAGAAAGAATAATATGATTAGTAACCACCTCCCTACCGATTATCAGGCTTTTATCCATACATCTCGATACGCACGCTGGCTAGAGGGTGAGGGTCGTCGTGAAAGTTGGACAGAGACAGTCGAACGATACATGGATAATGTTGTAGGGCGTAAGGTAGACGACAAAAAGACTAAGGTAGAACTACAAGAAGCTATCCTAAGCCTTGGTGTTATGCCTTCTATGCGCGCCCTTATGACTGCTGGACCAGCCTTAGATCGTGATAACACAGCGGGGTTTAACTGTTCATACCTCCCTGTAGACGACCCCCGTTCCTTTGATGAGGCTATGTTCATTTTGTTGTGTGGCACTGGTGTGGGCTTCTCTGTAGAGCGCCAGTTCGTATCTAAGCTACCAGATGTACCAGCAGAGTTTAATACAGGGACTACCATTGTAGTAAAGGACAGTAAGGAAGGTTGGGCTAAGTCACTTCGTAAAGTTGTATCAGCACTATACAAAGGGAATGTGCCTCAGTGGGATGTATCTCAAGTTCGGGCAGCAGGCACTAAACTAAAGACCTTTGGTGGTCGTGCTTCTGGCCCTGCCCCTCTTGTAGACCTGTTCAACTTTGTCATTCGTACCTTTGTAAATGCTAAGGGTCGTAAGCTGTCATCTATTGAGTGCCACGACATTATGTGTAAGATTGGTGAGGTTGTTGTGGTTGGTGGCGTAAGACGCTCTGCTATGATTAGTCTTAGTAACCTTAGTGATGATCGTA